GCTTCTTCAAAGACGACACCATCAAATCTTTTTGCAACTTTCTTTTTTACGGTTTCTGGAAGACCGGAACTTTCTAAAAGCATGTTGAGTACAGTTTTGCACTCACGTATTTTACTTGTTTTTTCCATCTCAGCAATTTTAAGTTCTAAATCTGTAATTTTCTTATCAGATTCAGATACTTTTGCTTCTTCTTCTTTAGGTTCCTCTTCTTTCTTAGGTTCCTCTTCTTTCTTAGGTTCCTCTTCTTTCTTAGGTTCCTCTTCTTTCTTAGGTTCCTCTTCCTTCTTTTCTTCCTCTTCAGATTCTTGCCACAATTTCATGATTCCTTTAACTTCATCATCTGAAATATTTGCAAGGTCTTTTCCTTCTAACAACTCAGGTCTCTTTGCCTTTATAAGGGCAATGGTTTCCTTTAACATTGTTTCCTCCTTGTTTGGGTTAATACTTTCTAGCATTGCCAGCAACTTGCCTCCAGCAGCAGGGTGACTGACTAAGTCTACACTAAAAACTTCATTTATAGATCCAGCGACCCTAACAGGTCGACCATTAATAAGGGCATTAGCTTGAGTTCCGTCTGCATTAATAGATAAACCCAAGAATTGCTTTAATCCTTTATTCCAAGATTCTCTAAGCATATCTATAAGCCACTTAGCACTATCGAACACATGAAATACTCCAGTTAATGCTTCACCAGTTTTACCTTCTACTGTTACATTCTCGTATTTTATACTATCTAAGTAACCAGCGGTTTGACGCGGGAAACCTTCGGGGTGCATTGATTCTATTGCATTGGGAAGATGATCGAAGTGTTTGCCTTTCCATTCGTAATAGCAAACCTTAGCTTTTTCGAAAATACTTTTAGCTGCTTTTAAAACATTGGAAGGATAAAAAATCCCATTACGGGATAGGCCTGGTTCAATTATACAAACTTTCCACGTTTTACCAGATTTATCACTCTCTAGTAAGCGTAAAAAGTCAGTTGAAAGAATTTTCAATACAACTCCAAGGCGCAGGCTCTAGGGTTCTTCTTTCAGACTCTATATAAAAAATACCATAATTTTATTAATGTGTCAAGAAAGAAATTGTAAAACTACTTATTTTGTCATATGCAACTAATCTTTCTTAAATGTACATAAAGTTGCATCTTCACTTTCTTTACTTACTTTCCACACACCTTTTAAAAGTTTACCATTAAAATTAAATTCCTTACCTTCGGAAATACTTACTTTTCCAGAATCTACAATTCCTATCCATGCCTTGATATTATCTGTATTATTACCAGGCGTTTTAGGTTCTATAGATTCTACAATCTTGCCCCGCTGCATCCATGATTTGTCTTTGAGCGTTTTCTCTGTAAATGTTACTTCGCTTTCTTCTAGTGGATTGCGCTCTAATATATAATGAAGCAATTCAGATTCATTACAATCAATAAGTAAATCATAATGGCTAGTTTTGTTTTTCCAGAAATGATGCTGTAAAACAAAATTAAAGTCTTTAATTGCTTCCTTGCTTCTGATCTCAAACATTTCATTTGAGTTTCCATTGAAATGATATTTCATAGATGCAAGTTTTAATATAATACCTGATTGAGGTGCTGATTCAAAGAATGAATCTATTGACTTATTAATATCTCTTTCACTAGCAAGAAAAGCAGTAGGAGCAAAATTAAGATGTCCTTTATCAAAGTTAGGAACAGACATTTCAGATTGCTTGATATCTAACTCATAAAGAGTCTTATATCTTTCTTTATATGGTAGATTATGTATATCTTCTTTTTCTGGTACCCATAATATATCAAAGATATGAGCTATTAGGTTAGATTCTTCAAATGAATCTTTAAACCATTTTTTTGTAGTAATATTGTCTTGACATTTACCATCTAACCATAATTCCAAGTTAGCCTCAAAGATAGCTTCCTTAATACCTATATCGGAAAATTCTTTTGATATTTTTGGAATCTTATCAACTATGTCTATTCCTTCGCTGTTAAATATCTTTATCGTATCCCTACTTTTATGTACTTGGATATATTCTCCGTTATATCTCTTTTGTACATAGCACTCTGGAAATTTACTTTCCTTTAAATGCTTAATTACATTCTCATATTCTTTTTCTGTGGATTTTAAAGGATAGAAGAATTTACCAAAAATAATTCTATCGCTCTGTCTAATAATCTCAGCAGCTTTTTTAGACTCTTTGTTTATCATTTTTTGTCTCCTTTGGTTTTTGTTCGTTTTCATCTATGTCTTTATTTTCTTTATCTTCTTTAACTTCTGGTTTATCTGGTCTTACTGGCTTTTCATTTTCATATGCTTCTCTTTCTTCTTTTGACTCCTGTATTTCTATTCCTAATTGAGAAATAAATGTTCTGAATGAATCTCCTGCTGATCTTTGTGATATCCACTTATTATCAACAGCGCCCTGTAATCCAGTTGTGAATTTATCTAATGTCAACGCAACGTCACGAGCGTTCTTTGTAAGTATTGGTGAAGACATAACAGCAAAGCCACGATTAACACTCTCTTCTAACGTACCTGCTAAAATAGCTTGGTCAATTACAAAATTAAAAATATTTACAATTACATTTTTAAAGAAATTTTGTCTTGATTTTAATTTTCGTAATGTAGGCAATCCCATTTCTAAAGCTGTAGCCCTAGTAGTCTTATCTCCTTCTCCGAACCAATGGTTAGGAAATCCAGCACCGCCAAGTATTTGCATTTTAAACAGATTGGCTTCTCCAGAAGCGTCTGCTGAATCTAATTTTGGAGATACCACATTCCATTCAATATTTTCATTATGGTATCTTGTTGAACCTGGCTTTGGCGGTAATTGTTTTTTAGCAAACTCAATAATTTCATTTTCATTCATACCTTTACAGTTAACATCCCAAATAAACGTATTAAGGAAGAAAGCTCTTTCTAATCTTGCGAAAAGAAATTGATCATAACCATCTATCCAATCTGACAATGATAATAAATCACTTCTTCCACGTGTAGACCACGCAACTTTGTTTATACCAAAGAAAAAACAATCACCCATCATCTTTTTAAATGATTTAGATTTAGGATCATTGTCTTGTGATATAATAGTTAATTTTCTTTCTTTTCGAGCGTACCTTCCTGAACGATAAATAACATCAGTAAGTTTCTCAGGATTTCCTCTAGCTGCTTTTACTTTAAGAATCAATCCAGGGTCTAAATATCCAAGTTTTACATGCCCATTATGTTTGTTTACTTGTACTGGATAACATTGTTCACCCCATAAACCTAATTCTAAAACTTTAGTATCTTGTTTCATGTTCCAATCATTATCAGGGTCGTTCCAAAAATTTTCTAATACCTCTTGGACATTTTCATCTTCAGCTTTAAATCTATAACCATCACCTACAACAAAATCTTTTGTAAGTTCAAGAATCCTATGTGCTATTGGATTAGAGTCGTAGAGATAAAAAGCTATTTCTTGCATACGCTCTTGCGTTGTTGAAGATAAATCTCTTTCTATCGTTTTAGTAAGAGATGTCCAACCGAAATCTTCGGCAGAATTAGCACCAACCATAGGCCAAGTCTCTTTCATCCTTGCAATAAAATCGTCCCTTTTTGATTCAACTTTTACATCTTCTACTGAAACTTTCTTTTTTCTAGCCATTGTAATCCTCCTATTATCTATGCGCCCACATACTTGATATATGCATAGCTGGTTTATTGTCTTGTTCTTCGCTTCTGACTCTATGTTTATCCACTATATGACGTAAATTAGGATGGTGTATTCCTTGTACTAATTGCTCATCTTCAGGAGCAACGCACACCATACCAACTTTTTGTAAAGGAAATTCGTGTACAACGAAATATTCCCAAGCATTAACTTTATGTGTTGCCCAGTTATCAACATGGTCTGTACCAGTTTTATTAAATCTACATGATTTTAATGCTGTAGGGAACTTAGTGCACTCTGAACTTATAACAAAACGTGGTTTACCAAATACTTCGTCTTTTAAAAATTTTTTGCAAGTACGGGCTTTTTCATCAAAACGAATAGGTCTTGTTTTAATTCTAATCATACCTTTAGATGCCATATTATATTCTTGAATTACAGATGTCATTGTAGTTTGACTTCTTTTATTTCCAGCTTCATCACCATAATATATAATGTCTTCTAATGAACCTTGATACCCTATTTTTGCTAATATTTTTATTAATTCTTTATAATGTTCAGGTGGTAGCTTTTCTTTTTCTTCATATTCTTCAATCAAAAATACTCTTCTATCTCTATCTATTTGTAAAAATAGCATTACAGTCGCTGCTAAACCAAAATCAAATGTTACATATAATTGGCTTTTAGGGTTGAAATAAATTTTATGGTCTGATACATGAACAGTAGAATCAAACTCAGGATAAGAAAAGCGTGTCTTAGAGCTACTATATCCAACTTCTAATTCTTGTTCAATTTCTTCTTCTGTCATAGCTGCTGTTTTTTTGTTAAACCATGCTTCATCTCTGTCGGGTCGTTGTGACCAGTGAAACTTTAGTTTTTTAAAACCAGCACCTTCTTGTTTATCTCTTTCTATAATCTGTTTCAATTCAAAATATTTGTTATCAGCAGGATCAGATGGCGGTGTTGAATTAATTACTAGACAATCTGTTGAGTTTCTAATACCTTTCCACATTTCAGGAAAAACATCAATATGTGCTGCTTCATCAACAAATATCATTTTATACTGTGTATCACGACCTGCATCTTTGTTGGCAGATTCTCCTTTAATTATAGAGTGTGTTTTATATACTTGAAATGATAGTTTAGGATTGCGAATTTGAAATTTTAACCATTCAGGCAAACGTTTATACATAAAATCAATTCTACCCATTAATGAATGAAATGTCTTTCCTGTATCTTCAACTTCAGTTTCTTTTCGTGAAATATTTAATGCAGTAAAGTATTCAGTAAACAAGGCTTGATGTAATTCAAATGCCATCACAAACCAGCTTATCCCTAACTCTCTTGATTTTTCAACAAAAATATCTTTAAAATATTTTATCTCATTTAAGAGTTCTATTTGATGTGGCCATAATTTAAAAGGAAATATTTTCTC